ACGCTCCAAGCCACTTTATCGACTTGTGGGTATGAAACCCTGTCTGCTCGACGAAATGGCCTGTATGGATTTCGTAGGCCGCTCTGGCAACAGGTTCTTGTTCTGTTCCCCATTGCATAGCTGCATTCGTAAAAGAATCACCCTGTAAGCCCGTCAGACGCTCTGTGACGAGTTGAATCTGGTAGTTCCTACGCGTAGCCGTTCCAGGTTTCGCAAGCGCGTCTGAGGCCCGTGAAGCGGTTAGATGGCCTAACCTTGCCTTAAACCAATCATCAGTTCTTTGTTCCATGTTGCGCCTCTTTCATTTCCCCATCGTTGTATAAGAAAATCTGAAAGGTCAGATCTGCTTCGATGTTGTGTTGTTTGAGCAAATAATCCTGAAAAGTTTTCTTAACCTTCTCGACAATCTTTGGATCAGTCAACGGCCTAAGCGAAACAGCAAACTGCATCGTCTCACCTAAACCTTGGCATCCCCAGGCGTGGTCAACAAACTGCCTTGTAAAGCCAGTGCATTCGTGAAACTCCGCAAATTCTTCCCACAACTGGGTTAGTTCATCCGATTTTTCTCCGATTTTTATACGTAAATTAGCCATGTTTTTGCACCTTTAATATCCCTCGTTCGATCATTGCTTGCATCGTGTTTATGTACGCTTGGTTCCAGAAGTCTCGACGTTCCTCACGAGACATTTCTTTTCCCTGGTCTAAGTATGCGTGACAACGAAAACACAAAGATGCTACTAAAGCATCAGAGACCTTGATGCCCATACCTTTGCCTTGGTTTCTATGGGCGGCGACTACAGTTCCATCTTCACAGAAACAAGATCCGCAAGGCATATTCCTGCAAGCCTCAAGCAGCTTTTTGTTTGAGTACATTGATCTTCCTCAAGTCAAGTTCAGCGTCTTTCATCTCGTCTGTCCAGACTAAGCCCTTCTCGATTGCGTACTGAAGAAGTTGCTCTACTAAATCCGAGAACTCCGAAACAGTAAGCGAAGCAGTCGAAGGCTCGATCTCTTTGACTTGGCCTCCAGGAAGTTCAACAACACGAGAAGGAAGAAACCTCGTCTTAGCCCACTCGTGCCAGATGTCCTGTGTATATTGCTGGCCCATTAACTGTTCCGCACAGGCTGTCAGGATCGACCAATAAAACCGATTCTGAGCCGCTGTGCGAGGAGGTTTGGAGATAGTTACCATGTAGCCTAGTTCAATGGCTTCTATGGCTTCTATGACCCTCCTACGGTCAGTCTCAGTCGTTAGTATTGATCTCATTTCGTAAGTACCAGTTATAGTTGGCTCGGAAGGCCCGTCTCTCGAAGTCAGTGAACTTATCGTGACGCTCTGAGTACATGGCATTGACCATGCGTCTCTTAAACTCTTTGCTGTCAACGTCAAGCCACATTAGATAATTGTCGAGCCCTGACTCGTGGAGGTCTCCGAATAGGAACCTAAGTGCGGTAATCGTTTCATCCTGTGGTCTAGTTTTGTAGGGTGCTTTGCAAGCATCATCGACTGCAAGCTGGATAACAGACCAAAGCAGTTTCTTGCAACGCTCTGTCTGGATCGAGTCCAGCAGTCCTTCTTCAAATGTGTTTAGGTTCATTTTCGTTTGTAGTAAAAGGCCCAGGCTTGCCTGTAGAGTTTTTCTTTCGTTACCAACTTGCGAGCCTCCAGAGCACGAATCATCTTGAGCGCATTCTGTGGTGTGCAACCAAACTTGTTTGCCAGATCGTTAAGTGACATCCAGTCATCGAGTGCAGTTAAGTAAGCCGTTTGTGTTGGTGTTAGCGGTTTAGACTTGTTGAGCATCAACCGTCCAAACTTTTCCACCGACTTCAGGAACTCATCTCGGTGTGAGATGAGAATCCCAGATTTCTTGGCAATAGAGAGAATCTGACTCATTTGATCTCCGTCAGTTCTTTCTTGCGCTGTTCCTTAGCTGAGTCTATTTGTTTAATAGCCTCAGGATCGTTCTTGAACACCTTGTACGCTCCTGTGAATGCTGCTTTCAGATCATCAACTGTTTTGGCCTCTGAGAGCGTTTTTATGTGTTCGTCTACGGAAGGCTTATCTTCATCTGGTAGATCCTCTCCAGCGTAGATATAAAGCCCGATACCGTGGAGACTGATAGCTTTAGCTAAACACCTTTGCATAGCAGTGTTGACCTGGAAAGCATCTGGCTCAGAGATCGCTTTGTTACGGTGATCCATGACAGGCAGTTGTGCAGTGCGAGACACACCAAATGCTTTGACCTCACAAAACACCATCACGGTGTCGCCCCACATCTGGTGTGGTTTGTACTCCCAGGTGGCTGTAGGATCGTGTTGTAACAATGTATCTACGGCCCAGGCCCAAGAGAGGTAAGAAAGGCCGTTTTTCTTCTCGACCTTCTCGGTTACGTTGATCTTTCTAAGTTCGTTGAATTTCATGTTTGGCTCCTTTATTTGATGAACAGGTAGAGCAGTGTTCCGTAGCAAATCCCTAATGCTGTGCATAAGATCCAGTCACTCCTCGTCGGCTTGTACTTGGTCAAGTTCGTGCTCCTGTTGTTCCAACTGTTGTTGGTAGTCATTTTGTTCCCTCTCTCTGTCGTATTCGTAAAGTTTTCTGTCAAGCCAAGCATCGTAGTCAACGCTCATACAGCCTCCAGGTATTTATTAAGTTCGTCTCTAAGTTGCGTTGCTTGTTCTTTGTTGAGATGTATAGATGCGTGAGCTTTCATATGCCAAATAGACATCCAAATGTCTTGCTCGTAGTCACTGATACATAACTTTTCGTAATCTGTTGTTGCGATCTGTACGTCCATGTTGGCTCCTTGTTGTGATGGAGTAATCTTAGGCTTATCAATCACATAAGACTGTCATTGTGACGACAATCTCTGCCGCTGATACCAAAAAGAAACGCCGTTCGTCGGTAAGTCCTACTCAGAGGTCTTTAGCTGCGCTTCGTGAGCGTGGTTACTTGTGTCAGATCGTAGAGCACTGGAACCCTTGGGCCAGGATCAGGCAGGACTTGTTCAACATAGGCGACATCCTTTGTCTCAAGGACGAAGAGACGCTCTTAGTTCAGACGACCTCAAGAGGTAATGTCTCAGCCAGGGTGAAGAAGATTGCAGAAAGTGAACACTTACCGGCTATCTTGCGAGCAGGCTGGAAGATCGAGGTGCATGGATGGGGTAAGTTAAAAGAAGGGTGGACTTGCAAGGTTGTGGAGATCTGATAAGATTTGCCTGTTGTCGTAGCTGTCAACAATAGTTAAGGCCACTTACTCATGCGTCTACCTCCAGTATTACGGGGGACAGCTACTAGGCGCAGCAGTAAGTGGCTTTTTTTATTGCCTCTCGACAACCGTACTCCGCACGTTAGCAAGCACCTTAGTTGTGGTGGCGCGGAAGGAAAGCAATAGCCGGTATGTCGCAAGACTAGGGGGCAGTTCCCGAATAATCCGGTCGGCTGGTCTTATCTGCAAGCCGAGGGGTTCGCAAGAACATGCAGATGCTGCTTGACAGCGGAGGAACCTTCCCTCTCTACTCCTGTTGGGGTAGGGGGGTCTTTGGGAGGAAATATCTTAAAACTACCATGATCCACTACCACGGTACACCTATTACACCTAGGTCAGTCCTAGAGACTTTAGCCGGTGAACACTTCTGCATTTCTTACTTTGAGCCAAGAGACTTAAAAACTTGTCTAAAAATCGGTCAGTCGCTCATGTTGGATAACGGAGCCTTTAGCTGCAAGACAAGAGGGGTTCCGTTTGACTTACACGGTTTCTACGACTGGATAGACCCAATACTTGCCCACCCTCATTGGGGTGTTGTTCCAGATGTAATTGATGGTTCTGTAGAACAACAAAAAGAAATGACTGCGACATGGCCTTTCCCAAAGTCTTTAGGCATTCCGGTCTGGCATCTAGGTTTATCGTTAGATTACCTTTGCGAGCTTGTAGACGATTGGGGTCGAGTTTGTCTTGGTTCATCTGGTGAATACTGGAATGTCGGCGATGCAAAGTGGCAAGGCAGAATGGACGAAACATTCAACCGGCTTGCGAAAACATTTGGTCGGCTACCTTGGACGCATGGAATGCGGATGTTAGGGCAGGGGCTCGAACGCTGGCCTTTATCAAGCGCAGACTCAACGAACGTCGCTTTGCATCACAAAGAAAAAGAAGAATGCGCTCATTGCATGGCAAAGCGTATTGACTCAGAAAACCCACCGAACCATTGGAAACTTAGACCCGTACAGGAGAACTTATGCTTTACGTAGCTATTGGTATTTACACGATTGCGATGACGCTTGCTAATCTTTCGGTTGCTGCGTTTGGGCCAGCAATTAGCCCGATCAATGCTTTTCTCTTTATAGGTTTAGATTTGGCGTTAAGAGATTGGTTACATGTAAGGCTAAGACTGTTGCAGATGGGTGCGCTCATAGCTTCGTCTGGAGCTCTTACTTATTTGGTTAACCCTGCTAGTGGAAAAATTGCTGTAGCGTCGGCTTGCGCGTTTACGTTAGCCGCACTGGTTGACTGGGTTGTGTTTGTAAAGATGAAAGGTTCGTGGTTTTTAAGAGCAAACAAAAGCAATGTTGCCGGAGCCGCAGTCGATTCTCTTGTATTTCCGACTATTGCTTTTGGATCTTTAATGCCTGGGATCATACTTTTACAGTTTATTGCTAAGGTATTTGGCGGGCTTGTATGGGCGGCACTTATTGGCAGACAGATGGATGCAAAAAGTCATCAAGACGACACTCAAGAAGGGAAAGAAGCGTTAACGTAAGGCTTTTGAAAGGAGGTCTTATGTTCGAGGAGTTCTGGAGCAAATACCCAAGAAAGGTCGCTAAACGTGCTGCACAGAAAGCATGGGCCAAACTATCACCACAAGAGCAAAAGTCTGCTGTAGAGGCTCTGGTGACGCACAACAGGTACTACCAAGTGAAGGGTACGGGGCATGAGTTTATCCCGCATCCTGCCACGTGGTTAAACCAGGGAAGATGGGAGGACGAACTAGAGATTGCTCCTCCACAAGAGAAGGTTGCTGTGTGGTGGGCTACAGAGAAAGGCACTGCTGAGATGGCAGAGAAGGTAGGTTGTCCTGCAAGACCAGGAGAGGATTGGAACTCTTGGAAGGCAAGGATTTCAGAGAAAGCGAGGGCAGCGTGACCGACAAAGAAAAAGCCTACGCTCTGCTAAGAAAGCTCGCAGACGAAACAACGTATGTCATGGTGCATCCTAACGAGCTAAGAATCTTGCTGCACGACTTAGACCAGATGAGGCTGAGGGTTGATATAGCTAGAGAAAATTTGATGGATGCTTGGAATCTTCACAAAGGGGATATGGCATGAACCGTTTTGCCTTAGTCAGAGAGCTAGTCAAAGACCCGTCATTGCGAGTCACGGAGATTGCATGGAAAACTGGCTACAACAAAGGTCATGTCTCAAGACTACGCAAGGAAGCTAAAGGAGATTCCATGATCGAAAACAAAAGCGCAAAGACGCCAGCAGATAGTTCTATGGCGTGGGGTTGTCAGTGTGGCAGAGCTTATACGGTGACATGTATTTCAAGCAAACCAGCTAAGCAATGGGTCAGTCTGACGGA